AATGATTGATGCTACCCATAATTGTGTATCATGCAGAGGGGTGAAACATGGTGGTGCTTCTATGAAGACTAGCAAATTAACCGGAGCATTTAAAGATGACCCAGCAACAAGATCAGAATATTATGAATTCGTAAAAGGATATAATGGCTAAATTTACATCAACAAAATTATTTGACGGATATTCAACATGTTTCCGACAATGGAAAGCAACCGAAACGCATTGTAGTTATCTACATGGATATGCCATATCATTTCGAGTATGGTTTGAAGGAGAATTAGATCATCGAAATTGGGTGTTTGATTTTGGGGGAATGAAACGATCTAAAAATAAAATAAATGGATATGCCCCAAAAGATTATTTTGCCTGGTTATTAGATCATACGGTTATTATAGCAAACGACGATCCAGAGTTAGATTCATTTCGAATGATGGATGCACAGGGTATTATTCAGTTAAGAGTTATTGATGATACTGGATGTGAGAAGTTTGCTGAGTTTTTATACAAAATTATTAATGACTTTTTGATTAAGGAAACTAATGGTAGAGTAAGAGCTAGTAAAGTAGAAGTATATGAACATGAACGAAATTCTGCAAGTTATCAATAATAAAATAAATAAATTAATATGAGTGACGGAATAACAGAATCAAGACGCGGCACATACTTTTCTAGTAATAAGAAGATGCCATTATGGAAAACTACAAATAATAATTACACACCTAATTCTAAAAAAAATATGATACTTTCATATATTAAAACAGGTTTCAGAATTATTGGATATTCATTTATTCCATTTAATTTGGTTATTTCAATGATTTTACTTATAATAAGTGAAATGTTATCTATAATTCAAAACATCTTTTATACAAGATAAATGTTACCAATTGTAATGTCAGAATTATCGACAAATCGTAATTTAAAAAAAATGAAAAGAATAGAAGATTATAACAAAGTACTCCCAGTATTAGAAGTATATAGATGTGTACAATCAGAAGGAAGTAGATTCGGAAGACCAACTATTGCAGTAAGAACCACCGGCTGTACTCATAGATGTTATTTTGGAGAAGGAGGTTGGTGTGACTCCTGGTATACATCAATACATCCAGAAAAGGGAACATTTTGTTTCCAGGATATTATTGATATTTATGATAAGAATCCACAAGTAAAAGAAATGATGTTAACAGGAGGTTCGCCAACTATGCATCCTGCGTTGGTAAATGAAATAATGTATTTTGCAAATGAAAGAGATATTTTTGTTACTATTGAAACTGAAGGATCCCATTATCTTGAAACAGATATTCCATTGGATCTTATTAGTTTGTCTCCTAAGTTCAGCAATAGTGTTCCCATGGTGGGGGCTACTACTCCTAATGGGGCTATTGTAGATGAACGTATGGTTAAAGTACATAATCGATTAAGATTAAATCATGACGCAATTTCTAAAACATTAGCATATCATAAAGACTATCACTATAAGCCAGTCTGGGATGGTACTCAAAAAACTCTAGATGAAATTGAGGAATTTAGAATTAAACATAATATTCCAAAAGACAAAACATATATTATGCCGGCTGGCGACACTAGAAATGAATTAATTAAAATGTATCCGATGGTATTCGAAATGTGTGCTGAAAAGGGTTATAATATGACCGGTAGAGACCACATTATTGCATATGATACAGAAAGAGGAGTATAATGAGTCAATTACTATATTTTACAGCACCATGGTGTGGACCATGTAAATTATTAAAGCCACAACTAAATAAGTTAACTGTTCCATTCCGAACAATTAATATTGACAATGATATGCAAATTGCTAATCAATATAACGTCAGAAATATTCCGTGTTTTATAAAAATTAATACACAAGGTCAAGAAGTTTCAAGGCTAGTAGGAAATAATGTTACCATTGCTAATATACAAGGATTATAATGTACTGGTATAGCACGACAACATATGAAAATTTAAAAATAAAGTTTATACTAATAAAAAAGAAGAACAAGTTATGAATTGGAAACCAATGGGTGATCAAGTATTGCTAAAAGTAGAAAAAAAGACAGAAAAGACTAAGTCAGGTATCATTCTAGTTGATAGAGACATGGCATTTGTATTAGGAACAGTAGTTGCAACCGGTGATGGTTTATTTACTCAAACTGGAGCTCGTATTCCGATGACTGTAAAGGTTAATGATAATGTATATGTATATAAATCTAACTTAGGTGAAAACAAAGAAATCGTGTTAGACGATGAACACTTTATGTTGGTAAGAGAATCAGAAATTGCAGTAGTCAATGATTGAAATTCTAGGATGGGTTAGCACATTATTAGTCTTAGCCGGTTACATACTCAACGCTCAGAAATTAACTAAATACGCTATGATAACATGGATAGTTGGTGACATAGGTTGGGTAACGTATGATTTTTTTATATATAATATAAGTCATATGATGTTAAGTTTTATCATTATTACAATTAATATTTACGGCATATGGAACGTATGCAAAAAGCAAAAAAAGTAAATGGCATATCAAGCAATCGGTTATGATAAACGTGGTGGTATAATGCACGTATGGGATGACGAATTAGGTCATCAAAAGTTTCCATTTAAGCCGTACGGGTACTTACCAAATGAAAATGGACAATATCAAACATTAGATGGTGTTCGTTTAGATCGGGTACCTGGTAATCATCGTGATAATGCAAAAGCATATGAATCAGATCTGAACGAAGAAGTTCGTACATTGATAGATCTATATTATGAAAATGATGATGTTTCAAAAGGGCATAGAGATTTTTATTTTGATATAGAAACAGCAAAAGACGAAAATGGATATAGTACTATTGACGACGTCCGAACTGCTATAACATCGATTGCATATTATGACAAAGCTGGCAATGACCGTAGAGTTCTAATATTAGATGAACGTAAACGCATTAAAGAATCAGTTATAGAAGGCGATAACTATGTGTTGGAAATATTCCGAAGTGAACGTGATTTGCTTACAAGATTCATTAACGCATTTGCTGAGATTCAACCAACGGTTATAACTGGTTGGAATACCGATGGATATGATATTCCATACTTATTAGGCAGATGTAAAAAGGTATTAGGTAATCAGTCTATAAAGAAATTTTCTCCAGCTGGAATAGTTACACAAAATCCTAAAAGTAAAAAGTGGAAGATATTCGGGGTGTCGAGTTTAGATTATATCAAATTATATAAAAACTTTACATATACAGAACTTCCCAATTATAGATTAGATACAGTTGGTAAGACTGAACTTGGCAAAGGTAAAGTTGAATATGATGGTGATTTAGATGATTTATTTGAGCAGGATATTCATAAGTTTGCTTATTATAATATGACCGATGTTGATTTGGTATATGAATTAGATGAAAAATTACAACTTATTAATTTAGCTAGAACTATTTGCCATAAAGGACATGTTCCATATGAAGATGTATATTATGCATCTAAATATCTAGACGGAGCTGCAATTGTAGATCTAAAAAGAAATGGTTTTGTAGCACCAAATAAACAATTTCGATTTATAGAAGAAGAACGGCAGGATGCTTTAGCTGGAGCATATGTAATGCCACCAATACCCGGATTATATAAATGGATATATGATTTAGATTTAACATCGCTATATCCTAGTATTATTATGAGTCTCAACATATCACCAGAAACTAAAATTGGTGTTATTAATAATTGGGACGAAGAATGCCTACTAAGCCCTAAAAGTCAAGAAGTTAGTATTCATAACAACCCAAATACAATACCAGACGTAAAGCAGTGGTTATCTAACAATAAATATACTGTTGCAAGTAACGGGGCAGTCTATGATACTTCTAGAAAAGGATTTCTCCCAGCTATTCTAGAAAAGTGGTTTAATGAGCGTGTTACCTTTAAGAATAAACGAGATGAATATGAGGTTGGGTCTGAAGATTATAAATTTTATGATGCCTTACAATTGACACAAAAGGTTTTGCTTAATTCATTCTATGGGGTATTAGGATTGAAGACATTTAGATTTCATGATTTAGACAATGCGGGTGCAATTACGGCAACTGGTCAAAGTGTAATTAAATTTTCAGCAAAAGTAATTAACAAATATTATGAAAAGGAAACTGGTAAAGATCATTTTATAAATGCAAATGGAAATAAAGCAGAATTTTCTTTTTATACTGATACAGATTCTACATTTGTTAGTTCATTACCATTAATAGAAAAACGATATCCTGGTTTTGATGAAACAGACGAGCAATTCATGATTGATAAAACTAATGAGATTGCTTCAGAAATACAAAAATATGTAAATGCAATGTATGATCAATATGCTGTCGCATTTCATAACACTAATGATCATAGATTCCAAATTAAACAAGAATATGTAGCAAAGTCCGGTCTTTGGATTGCTAAAAAGCGTTATGCACAATGGGTAATATTCAAAGAGGGTAAACCAACTAATAAAATGGATATCAAAGGATTAGACGTAGTTCGATCTAGTTTTCCGACTGATTTCAAAAAGATCATGAAGGAAACATTATGGTGTGTACTCAAAGAAAAAAGCAAAACAGAAACGTCGGATATTATATTTGAATTTAAATCGTCTATACAAAAATCAGATGTCCTTAATGTAATGAAGAACTCCGGAGTCAAAGAGGTATCTAAATACATTAAGAACCGTAAACCATTTACTGGATATATGTCAGGTACTCCAGCTCACGTTAAATCGGCAATTAATTTTAACGATATGTTAACACAATTAAAAACAGATGTAACTGATATTACAAATGGAGAAAAAGTAAAGTGGGGGTATCTTAAAAATAATCCATATGGGTTTGATACTATGGCATTGCGTGGATATGAAGATCCTAAAGAGTTAGTAGATTTTGTTAACATGTATATTGATAGAGATAAAATGTTTGAGCGTGATTTGCAAGGAAAGATAGATGATTTTTACGCAGCAATGAATTGGGGTAAATTACCAGAAAATAATACGGTAAATAAATTCTTTTCATTTGGAAAATAGTAATATTTTTACTATAATAAATAAAAAAGTTATATATGTACGGCAAAAAACAATGGCGTGGTTTAGAAGTTGAAGGTAGATATTCTGATATCATGACATTCTTCGTAAGAGAGTTAGATGACGATAAAAAATATGGACTAAACGTATCTAATGTTAACGAATATCCTCATTATTATTTTACCATAGAATACATGTTAGAATGTTTTGTAGGAACTAAACAATTAGAAACAATTCGTTGGATATTAGACACAAGTAATTGTGCTATTACTATAGAAGCAAATACAGAAACTATAACACGTATACCGCCTGATCTAATTAATAGATGCCACATTATATATAGAATACAAGATAAAGCATTACAAGTTCTTAAAGACACCGATACATTTAGTATAGATGCCGGTTGGTATCGAGTTCATCAAGTAACTAAATGCAATATGATGGAAATTAAACCTAGCAACTATAAATTCGACGAAGAGCTATGATGGATATTGGTATAATTGCAGGTAATTTTGATGTAATACACCCAGGGTATATTGCAATGTTTAAAGAATGTAAATCTAATTGTGATAAATTTATAGTATTATTACATACTGATCCGTCTATTGAAAGGCCTCATAAATTAAAGCCGATTCTAAATGTACAAGATCGTGTTGAAATGTTAAAATGCTTTGAGCAGATCGATGATGTACTTACATATACCACTGAAGCTGAATTATACAATATAATTGCCGATCGACAAGCTCAAATTAAAGTGAGATTCTTAGGAGACGATTATAAAGATAAAGAGTTTACGGGTAAAGATCTAAATATCCCAATACATTATATTAATAGAGATCATGGATGGTCTACAACTAAATTTAAAAAGTTAATAGCAAATGAAGTACTCAGTAGTAGTAACGTTTAGCATTGAAGGATTTCATAATTGGCCCGAAGCTAAAGAAATATTTCCAGAAGTATCGTTTTTGTCTGACAGACATCGGCATCAATTTGGATTTAAGTGTTATGCAAAAGTAACACACACAGACAGAGATGAAGAATTTATTTTAATGCAACGTCGAATTAAAAAACAATTACGAACTAATTTTGGAGGTAATATATTAGAATTTGGTCGTATGAGTTGCGAAGATATTGGAGAATGGATTTTAGATAATAATACCAATCTATACAAAGTAGAAGTATGGGAAGATTGGGAAAATGGAGCAATAGTAGAAAGATGAGAAAATTATTTTATTTTGGCTTAGAGCCACTAAAAGCTAGATACACGTATCAGCTATCAAAAGAATGGATGCCGGCAACATTTGAGCCGTATGCTAATGAATTAGAGTTTATTGATGTAGAAGGAGAGTTTGATCCTGATCAGCAAATTAAAATTGGAGCAGTATTAGATGCAGTCGGTAGAGGTAAATTTGCAATGAGTCAATGTGCTAATTTCTTAGATATGTTGAATCGCGATGAAGTAAAAGATGGGGATATTATATTTCTGCAAGACTATTGGCATCCAGGAATTGAGTCTATATTATATGCAATTGATTTATATGGAATTGATCTTAAGATTTATTCTATGCTACATGCTCAGTCTGTTGATGAATATGATTTTACATATCCAATGAGAAACTGGATGCGTGGCTTTGAGTTAGGTTTAGATAAACGAATGACAGGAATCTTTATTGGGTCTACGGTGCATAAAGAACAATTAAGAGAAGCTGGATTTACGGCACCAATACATGTTGTATCATTGCCAATTCATAAACAAGCAACATTAGCAAAACTACCAGAATATAATTCGTTAGATAAAAAAGACGTTGTTGTGTATTCATCTAGGCTCGACAAAGAAAAGAATCCGTTCTTTATGATGGAAGTGGCAAAAGAGTTTCTAAAACAAAAACCAGACTTCGAATGGCACGTAACCACATCTGGTAAAGAGTTTAGATCCATGCTCCCGGGAGCAATTGATGCATTAAATAAACTAGCAGAAGAAGAACCTAGATTTAAATTATTGAACGGTCTGACAAAGGAAGAATATTATACGGAGTTAGCTACATGCAAAATACAATTTAATTCAGCATTACAAGACTATGTGTCATGGACGGTAATCGAAGCAACAGCATTTGGGGCAGATATTGTATATCCAAATTTCAGATCATTTCCAGAATTTGTAGATAATGATAGAATGTATAAAGCATTTGATGTACAGTCAGCAATCGATACAATTCATGATGTGTTAGAAAATATTAAAACTCACTATGATATAGTAGACACATCAGACTTAGGACGCCAAATGGAAGGATATATTATTGCAAATGACTATGATAAAGAAATATGCGTTTGGCATGAAAGAGAATATTGTAAACATTTATTAAAACAGGAACAAAATGGATAGGAAAGAGTTTTTATATATACCATCATTATCCGCAGGATCAATGGTTTCTGCATTTAAAAAGAATACTAAGTTTGAAGATGGAACTTCAATGAGGTTTTTTTCAAAAGAGTATCCAGAAAAATGGAGACACCCATACTTTCTAGTAACTGCAGGTCATCATTATAAGAAAATGGACTTCCGGGATCAATTGGGATTAGACGACGGTACATTTGTATTCGGAGATTCAGGAGGATTCCAGATTGCGACTGGTGCTTTAAAGTGGGATAGCACAATTCGAGAAAAGATATTTCATTGGTTAGAGGCTAATAGTGATGTTGCTGCAAACTTAGATATACCGCCCCGAGTTACATTTGAAAATAGATTTCAAGACTCAATGGATATATCATTTGACAATTTTAAATGGTTTGAAAAACATCAAAGCGGAAAGACAAAATTCTTAAATGTTATTCAAGGTACTTTTAGTGAAGAGTATAAAGAATGGTATCATAAGTTTAAAGATTTTGATTTTAAAGGATGGTGTATTGGAGGTCCTAAGAAATTAGTAGACTTTATGTATGTTATTGCTTTAATGCTTCAAGAAAGAGAATTTGAAAAGAGTCACGTAGAATATGTTCACTTACTAGGAATAAGTAAAATATCAGACTTTTTTATATTAGCAACATTACAAGAACTGTTAAATAAATTAACTAATAATAGAATTCAATTGATGAGTGATTCATCATCTCCGGGACAATATCCAGTATTTGGAACATATCTTCATTCTGGTAACTATAAGACACAGACATTTACTGAATTGTATTTCCCGAAAAATGCTGAGTATCGTAGAAAGACTCACGTTAAACAAGGAAAAGATGGTGAGATATCTATAGATAAAACTAAAAAGGTACCATGTAGTATGGGATGTCCAGCATGCAATGATTTTACATATGAATATCTGGGCGGAAAGACTGATTCTGGATTAGATAGATACTCTCAAGAAGGTATGCCGAGAATGGTAGTTCATAATACGCATTTATATTGTGAAATTGTTAAAGATATTAATAAGTTAACAAATAATCATGTTGAGTTGTTAGAAACTGCAATTCCAAAAGAATTATTCAATGTTATATTGTCATTACACGAAATGTTCGAAGATCCAGACAATGCAATGAATGTATACTCAACATATAAAAAGACATATAAAAAGTTTGGTGGGGATAGTATATCAACCACTGATGTTAAACAATTCAATAAATTTTTTAAATTTTAAATAGGTTACATAATGGAAAAAAGTAAATTACAATCATTTATCAATCGATATTATCTTGCTGGTAATTGCGAAGCGGTAATATTAAAAGAAAATGAAAACGGGGTAGGTTGTGAACTTATCGATATGGATCAAACCGTTGTAGGAAAGCTACAATGGAACACAGCTCCTTTTATGAAAGGCGAATTAGGTATTAATCATACCGGATCATTAATAAAAATGTTATCAGCTGTCGGTGAGAATATCAATATTGACGTACAAGATTCTGCAGGCAAAAATTATGCAATGAAAATTAGTGAAGGTAGTACAAGAGCAACTTTTATGTTAGCAGATACAACCGTTATTCCAGCAGTTCCTGCAATTAACGCAGAACCACCATATGAAGTAACATTGCCGATTGATGATGCATTTATGAGTAAATTTATCAAAGCAAAAAATGCGTTGCCTGATGCAAAGAATTTTGCAGTTCAAGTAGTTAATGGAGAAATTAAATTTATTATTAATTATTCAACCGTTAATTCAGATAATATTACATTTGATGTTGGTACGACTGATGTTACAGATTTAGATCCAATTTGTTTTAGTGCCGATAAACTCAAGGAAGTATTGGTAGCAAATAAAGGTGATAATGGAACAATGCATGTATCAAGTCAGGGATTATCGAGAATTGATTTTAGCGGAAATGACTTCGAATCTAACTATTGGCTAGTTCAATTACAGAATTAATTATGACAGTTAGAGTAATAAATAAATCAGATAATGACTTACCTAACTATGAAACAATGGGTAGTGCAGGATGTGATGTTAGATCTAATCATGATGTAACTATAAATCCGGGTCATAAATTATTAGTTAAAACAGGATTATATGTTGAAATTCCAGTTGGGTACGAAATTCAAGTAAGACCTAGAAGTGGATTAGCATATAGTAAAGGAATAACTGTATTAAATAGTCCTGGTACAATAGATGCAGATTATAGAGGAGAGATTGGTGTAATTTTAATTAATCACGGAAATGAACAAATATTTCTAGAAAAAGGAGAACGCATCGGTCAATTAGTATTAAATAAAGTTGAACAAATAGAATGGAACTCAGTATTAGTGTTAACAGACACTGATAGAGGTAAAGGTGGATTTGGTTCAACAGGAAAACAATAAAATATGTTTGGAGTAACAGAAAATACATTATGGGTAGAATCCTTCCGCCCAGATACAATGGATGGGTATATTGGTAATGAGCACATTATTGACAAAGTTAAAATATTCATTAAGAATGGTGATGTCCCGCATTTATTGTTCTTTGGGCCAGCTGGTACTGGTAAGACTACATTAGCAAAGATTATTGCTAATAGTGTTGACGCAGATATGATGTATATTAATGCGTCTGATGAAAACTCTGTTGACGCTGTAAGAGATAAGATTAAACGATATGCGTCAACTGTAGGATTTAAACGTTGGAAGATTGTTATATTAGATGAAGCAGACTACTTAACTCCAAATGCTCAAGCAGCTCTTAGAAACTTAATGGAAACATATAGCAAGACTACTAGATTTATATTAACATGTAACTATGTAGAGAAAATTATCGATCCAATACAAAGTAGATGTCAGACATTTGCAATCACACCACCTAATAAAACTGATGTAGCAAAACGATTGGTTACTGTGTTAGATGAAAAAAATATATCATATGATGTACAAGATATTGCAGCAATTATTAATGCATCATATCCAGATATTCGTAGAGCAATTAATGCAGCACAAGCATCAGTAGTGGATGGCACATTGCAATTAGATAAAGCAAGTGCTATACAAGCAAATTATATGACCGAAGTATTGGAAATGCTTAAAAATTCTAAAGATAAAAAAGCAACCTTCAATAAAGTAAGGCAATGTATTGCAGATAGTAAAGTACGAGATTTTACGCCACTATATACATTTCTATATGATAATCTAGAAGAATTTGCTACGGGGCATATTGCAGCAATGATATTAATTATTGCTGAAGCTCAGTTTAAAGACGCAACTGTTGTTGATAAAGAAATAAACATAATGGCTATGTTTGTTAATATTATGAATGAAATATAAGACAAGTAGTAATGAATCAACTCAATCCAAATATTAAGCCAACCGATATGCAACCTATTATATGCAAAGAGTGCGGAGGTATGTATTTTCGTCAGGTAATGGCCATTAATAAAGTTTCAAAATTCTTAACAGGACAAGACAAAGATACCATGGTACCAGTACCCGTATTCAGATGTGATGACTGTGGTGCTATACCAGAAGAATTTCAACCAGTAAAAATAAAGAAAAATGACAAGTAAATTTGAAATTGGCGATAAAGCTATAAAACCCAAAGGATATGATTTTCCATGTACTATAGTATCAGTGTTTACTACAGTTAAGGGAGATATTCGAGTCGTAGGAGAAATGGACGACTACGGTCTATTACATATATTCAATGAAAATCAATTAGAATTAGCAAAATAAATATATGCACGAAATATTTCACATTATCGGATTATGTCCTGATCATTTTAGTCATATTAATTTAATTGATATTGTTATGGCAAATCACGAAAACTTATCACAAATTAATCCTAATCTAATAATAAAAAAACTATGGCGGAAAAGATCTTAAAAGGAACAATTACTATTGTATTTAAAACTAGTAATCGAACCAATGCTCGTGTAAAAATGAAAACATATAAAAAAAAGAGTATTGATGATATTTTAACTGCAAAAAAATTGGTTGGCGTCCCAGAAAATGCTATAATATTGGAAATGGGAATGGGTACCGAGTTTGAAAAACAATGGAAACAAAAATATAAATTATAATGGCAAGTATATTTGATTTTATAAACGGCGTAACTAGTAAAAAGAAAAAGTGGGAAGAATGGTCAGAACCAGATCAAAAGAAGTTTGCTCCATTTATTGTGAATAGGTGGCTATCAATGAGAATGGAACTAACTGATTTAGTTAATGAACTTCAATGTTATACTATTGGTCAATTGAAGCCTAGAGATACATATAAATTGTATCATGATCTATTACCAAGTAATAAAGCATTTGCTAAATATATAAAAGGCAAGAAATCTGATAAGTATGATGTTAAACTAATACAGCAATTTGCAGAGCATTATCAAGTAAGTAAATCCGAAGTAACTGAATATTTAGAATTATTAGATAAAGACAGTTGTGATCGAATACTTTCATTATATGGATATAATAAAACAGAAAAAAAGAAATTATTGAAAGGAATAAAATGAGTATAAAAGAAATACCATTCACACATACCCAGAAACATTATATCGGCAAGGATAGTCTATATAAATTTGCAACAGATTGGGAACTCAATGCATATGAATTTGATATTCTCAAACGAATTGTAAGATGTCGACGGAAAGGTAACTTTGAACAAGACTTAAATAAAACTAAAGATGTAATTGATATTTATCTAAAAGAATTTGATGACTAAGAAAAAGCCTGATCAAGTAGTTGACAATCCTGGCATCATGCCGTATACTACAAACGTAGGTGCACCAGCTATACGCAAAGACGATGTAGATCTATGGAAACAACGAAGTGTAACAAAAGTTAATCACCAATTTAAAACTAGGTTTGAAGAACTCAAAAAACAATATGAACAATTGGTAGATGAGTTTGAATGGAATGATCTTGTATATAATGCAAAATATTCTTTCGAGCCAATTATTGGCGAAACATATCATTTATATTACAAAGGGGATGAACCATTCCTTTCTTTAATTGCGCCTAATGAATGGAATAAACCTTATATTGGATCGTTTACGTTAGATAGTAATAACAAATGGATTAAACAAAAATAAATTAGGTTATTAGCAATATTTTTCTTATATTAATAATAAAAGAAGTAATATGGCAAATCATGTTTATACTAATATTCATATACGATTCGAAGATGAAAAAGCGTGTCGTAAATTTGAATCCGATATTTTGCAATATGATAAATGGATGAATAGTCCCGATACAGATGACTCTGTAACTACATATTGGCAACGAATCACGAAACTACAAGATTCATATTTTAACATAATATGTCCTGATGTAGAACAAACAAGGGATGATTATATTGACAAGTTGGGTGCAAAATGGATATCTTTTGAAGATATCGATATCGACGAATCAGAAATTAATTTAAACATAACTTCAGCATGGAGTCCAGCCCATGGTTTATTTGAGAGAATCTATAATCATGTTTCAGAGATGGATCCGGATGCTAGTCTACTAATTGATTGGGAAGATGAGGGGATGAATTTTATTGGTGCTGCATCATATAATAAATTCGGCGATGATTGGGATGAATATGAACCAACCGAAGAAGATTTACTATTACTAAATGATGAGGACGAAGATCGCAGTGATGAATTTTATGAGATGATTAATGATCGAATGTCTGAATTAATAGATTGTGTATTATATAATACTAGTTTCACATTAAATGGATCTGATGAGTAAAGAAAACGTAAATTATATTAGTCCGGTTTATAGATTGGCAGTAAGAGATCCAAAGTCGGTGCCAACTAGAATTTCATATTCACAATGGTCAATGTATGAAAAATGTCCATTGAATTGGAAGTTAGCATATATTGATCGATTAGCACCATTCACGGCATCTATCGATACTGTCTTTGGAACTGCATTCCATGAGACACTTCAACACTTTCTAACGGTTATGTATACTGAGTCTGTAAAGAAAGCAGATGCAATAGATTTACCAGACTTATTAATGGAAAATCTTAAAATTGAATACAGTAAATGTGTTGCTGATCGTAACGGTGAGCATTTTTCGAATCCATTACAATTAGCAGAATATCATGAAGATGGTGTTGCTATATTAGATTGGTTCAAAAAGCGTAGAGGACAATATTTTTCAAGTCGTGATTATGAGTTGCTAGGAATAGAAATGGAATTATGTACTCCAGCATCTCAAAAGAATTCATCAGTTTATTGGTACGGATTTATGGATTTAGTGTTACGGCATAAACCTACTAATACTATAGAAATTTTTGATATAAAAACTAGCAGAATGGGTTGGAATAAATATCAAAAAGCAGACTCATTAAAGTCAGCTCAATTAGTTACATATAAAACATATTTCTCAGAACAATATGGTGTTCCTAAGGAAAATATCAATGTAGAGTTTTTCATAGTTAAGCGAAAGCTAATGGAAAATTCAATGTTTCCTCAAAAACGGGTTCAACAACATCAACCAGCATCGGGTACAGTTACACAGAAAAAAATACAAAAGCGTATAGATGAATTTATAGAAACATGTTTCGACGAAGCTGGAAATAAGAATAAAGAAAGAGAGTATTTGGCATTAGCCGGTAAGGGGGCTAAACATTGTAAGTGGTGTCCATTTAAAACTGATTATGAAAATTGTCCTAAAGAAAATAGGATTCGAGAATAGTTTTTTATATTATATAATATATGTATAAACCACATAAACATAAACACGTATATGTATATGATTTTGTTTTGAGTAAACACAAATCACATAGTGTCGGATATGCAAAGTGCGAATATACTTTATGTACTGACATTACCGGACCTAACACGAAACAGAATAGAAAATTATTAGAAATTGGTTTACGCATAGCATATAAGCATTATCCAAAAACAGTTAAGTTTGCATATGAAAAATACGACTAACGTTGCAGTTATAGGAAATAAGAATTGGCAGAATCGACGTAAAGTTCAAGAAACGCTGCAAGGATTAAAAAGTAAATTCGATGAAGTTGTAATCATAGGCGCTGGTGGTTCTGAGGGGGCTAATAGTATGATTAGAAAATATACATTAGAATTTGGAATGAATTATAAAGAATATAATCCATCATATTCAGGATATAATCTATATTCGGCAATGCCAAAGACATATTATGGTAAATCATATCACTTTAGTCAATTACACCACAGAATGAAACTTATTGCACAAAATTGTGATTATATGATTATTATGACAAATGAATCCACAATGGATCCGTTTTTAAAAACAGCATATAGTAATATTAATAAACAAAATAAACCAGTAGTTTTACTAGGTTGATATTTATATAAAAGTTATAAGGAGTTTAAATGGAGTTACCAAAAATACAAACAATAGACAACAACAAATCTACAAAAAAGAAAATTTTATTATTATCCGATGATTTTCGATTACCTAGCGGCATCGGAACTATTAGTCGCGAAATTATTTTAAAAACAGTACATCATTATGATTGGATACAGTTAGGAGCTGCATTACAACATCCAGAGCATGGCAAAGCACAAAATGTATCAAAACAGATTCAGGAAGAAACTGGTGTAGCTGATGCTGATGTAAAAGTTATTCCATGGACAGGGTATGGTGATCGAAACGTATTATTTTCTATAATTAATCAAGAAAAACCAGATGTAATTTTACACTTTACAGATCCTAGATATTGGATATGGTTATATTCATTAGAACATGAGATTAAAACTACATATGGAATCCCAATAGCATATTATTCAATTTGGGATGATCTCCCATATCCAATGTGGAACGCCCCTTATTACGGCAGTTGTGATTTGATTATGGGAATCAGTAAGCAATCAGATAATATACATAGAGAAGTTCTTAAACAGAACGGTTTTGGGGTATATGATTATGATTCAAAATCTAATTCTAATTCTAATGGCATTATTACTGGTTATGTACCACATGGATTAGATCACAATATATATAAACCACTTCCAGACAATGACCCGGCATATGTTAAAATATTAGAACAAGTAAAAACAAAGAATGATGCTGAATTTGTAGTGTTTTGGAATAATCGGAATATTAGAAGAAAACAACCAGCAGATGTAATATTAGCATTTAAATTGTTTAATGATATGTTACCAGAAGAGCAGCGATCTAAAACAATGTTATTGATGCATACCTCAGCAGTTGACACAAATGGAACAGACTTAAGAGCAGTAGCAAAACACATTGCTCCAAATTGTAAAATTGTATTTTCTGAAGCAAAACTCCCAATACAAGATCTTAACGCAGTATATAACTCAGTAGATGTAGTAATTAATATAGCTAGCAATGAAGGATGGGGATTGAGTAGTACTGAAGCATTATTATCTGGAACTCCTATTATTAATAATGTTACTGGTGGGTTACAAGATCAATGTGGATTTAGAAATGAACATGGGAAATTAATTGAATTCACCCAAGACTTTCCAACTAATCATAAAGCAAAATATGCAGATCATGGAGTATGGGTGAAGCCAATATTTCCTAGTAATAGATCAATACAGGGATCTGTAGCAACACCATTTATATTCGATGATCGAGTTCAATCAGAACATGTAGCAGTTGCAATATACGATTGGTATATTACTGAGCCAGAACAAAGAAAGGCAGCTGGTTTAGCAGGAAGAGAGTTTTGTTTAGAGAATGGGTTAACTTCTGAGCAAATGGGTAATAAAATGATTGAAATGATGGACATGTTAATAAGCCAACCAATAACACGTCCTAGATATACATTTAACAAAGTAGAAGAAAAACAATACGAAAATATAGGAATATCATAATGAGAAAAGTAGTTATATCATCACCAGTCGCAACACAATCTGGTTACGGACACCATGCCCGAGAAATTATTAAACAGTTTATAGATAAAAAAGGCAAAGAGTGGGAAATTAATCTACTATCAATGCCATGGGGTAATACGCCGTTTACATATCCCATACCAAATGATTGGAAACAACGATGTATTGGATTACCATTACAGACTAAACCGGATATTTGGGTACAAATAACAGTACCAAATGAATTTCAAGCTGTTGGTCAATATAATATAGGAGTAACCGCTGGTACCGAAGGAAGTGTTTGTAATCCGGATTGGATTAATTCGATTAATCAGATGCAATTGATAATTGTACCAAGTGAATTCACAAAGAAAACATTTGAAGATACCGCAGCACAATCAGGCAAATCTATAACAACAAATATTCAAGTTATTTCAGAATATTTTGATGATACTGTATATAGCAATAAAAACGTAACAACATCAATACCAGCATTAGATTCGATTAAAGAAAAGAATGCATTCTTAATATGTGGTCATTGGCTGCAAGGTATTTTAGGAGAAGATCGAAAAAATATTAGTGGTGCAGTGCATTGTTTCTTTAAGTCATTTAAAGACAAACAAAGATCTACCCAGCCAGCATTGGTATTGAAAACTAGTGGTGCAACATATAGTGTAACAGATCATTGGGAAATTGAAAAAAAGATAGAACAAGTACGAAATACTTTTGGGGATGAAATACATAAACTACCTCCAGTATATTTATTACACGGTGATTTAACTAATGCAGAAATGAATGCGTTGTATAATCATCCCAAGATAAAAGCAATGGTATCATTTACTAAGGCAGAAGGATTTGGAAGGCCATTACTCGAATTTGCATCAACTGGGAAGCCAATAATGGCTCCACATTATTCCGGCCAAGCAGACTTCTTAAAACACGAATTTATATGTGCATTACCAGGAACAATGACAAATATACATGAATCTGCAGCAAATGATTTTCTTTTAAAAGAAGCACAGTGGTTTACAGTTGATTATGGATATGCTAGTAAAATGTTTGTTGATATACTAAAGAATACTAAGAAATGGAATGAGTTATCAAAAAGACAACGATATTTTGTTAATAGTAACTTTACTGAAACGGCTATTATGAAGCGGTATGATGAAGTATTAGAAATTATTGACGCTGGAATTGAATCTATTCCAAAACATGTAGAATTAAAACTTCCTAAATTAGAATTGCCGAAACTACAAAAAGTATAGGATTTTTGATATAAATTTTATATTATATATATATGAAGATAAGTTACGCAATTACCGTCTGTAATGAATTCGAAGAAATTCAAAAGCTAATTCCATTTTTATTAGAAAATAAACGTGAAGAAGATGAAATTGTTATACAACAAGATAATACTAACCTTGATGGGGCTGTATATACTTATCTAGCTGGGCAGAAATTAAAAGACAATATTAAGTTTATTCAATTCCCACTCAATAAAGATTTTTCTCAATTTAAAAATAACCTAACAGATAATTGCACTGGAGATTATATATTCCAGATAGATGCTGATGAGATGCCTACCACGTATATGTTGGATATGATACCTGAAGTATTAAAACACAATGACGTTGATGTATTAAAGGTTCCAAGAATAAATACGGTAGAAGGACTTACACAAGAACATGTAGATAAATGGAATTGGAACGTTAACAATCAAGGATGGGTAAATTTTCCAGACTTTCAATGGCGTGTTTACAAGAATGATAACAAGATAAAATGGAAAAATCCAGTTCATGAAGTATTAGACGGTTATCAAACAATAAGTTATCTTCCAATAAATGAAGAGTGGTGTTTCCGTCATCATAAGGTAATAGAAAAACAAGAACAACAAAATAAACTATATGAAGGATTATAAAATGAAAACAAAAGTATTAATTACAGGAGGCTTAGGATTTATTGGTTATAACTTAGTAAAGCGCCTATTAGAGACTACAGAATATGAAATAACCGTTATTGATAATTTGACATCAGATTCGAGTGACATTAACAATAAACACGATGGAGTTAATTATATTATTGATGATATTAACAATATTAACAATGAAGAATATCAAAACATATCATATGATTTGATCTTTCATTTGGCAGCACTTGCTCGTATTCAACCTTCATTTGAAGATCCAGTTTCATATTTTCAATCAAATGTATTAGGTACTGTAAGTATTTGTGAATTAGCAAGAAGATGTGGAGCTAAAATTATGTATGCTGCTAGTAGTTCAGCCGAAGCTGGACCAAAGTTAAATCCATATGCATTTACTAAATATACTGGTGAAGAGATTCTAAAAATGTATGCAGAACTATATGACATATCAACAGTATGTGCAAGATTTTTCAATGTGTACGGCGATCGACAACCAACCGAAGGAACCTATGCCACAATTATTGGTATTTTTGAGCGTCAATCTTTAAATGATAAATCTTTAACAATTACTGGAGATGGGGAACAACGACGAGACTTTACTCATGTATATGATATTTGTGATGGGTTAATATGTTTAAGTAAAAATAAACATAGCGGAGAAATTTATAACTTAGGTACTGGTGTAAATTATTCAATTAATGAAATTGCTTCTATGTTTAGTGATAATACAACATATATACCATCACGTGCAGGCGAAGCTAGAATTACATTAGCAGATATTAGTGAAACTAAAAAATATGGATATAATCCAAAACAAAGTATTGAGTCATATATTAAAGAATTTTTAACTAAACAATAAAATGAAAACAGTTAATATCTTATTTGTAACAACACAATATCGTGTTGGCGAACGGATATATCCTATTATTTCTGAATTATCAAAATATTATAATTTAGATTTAATGAAGTTGTATCAAATGAATTCGTCTTATCAATGGCCAGGAGATATTGATTTAAGAAATCAATTTGATACAAAATATTTACAGTATTTTAATAATGTATATACGAGTATAAACACAAACTATGATAAATATGATTTAATTATTACAGATGATAATCGCCAATTTAATGGGTTATCAGAAATATATCAACGTAAAAAATGTTTAGTATTAGCATGTAGCCATGGAGTTACAGAACACGGCTATGAAACAAAAAATGTTGGTAAATCATATGATAAATGTTTTGTCTTCGGCCGAAAAGAAGTTAAACACAATCACCAAATACCAATTGGCATACCTGCAAATGATATACTAAAAACATATTCGAATATTGAAAAAAAACATATACTAGTTATCATTAACTACTTAGGACATGAAGGACAAATATCTACTGGTAATGGTACTTTTTTTAAACTATTTGATAAACAAGTTTTTGATTCAATTGATTTATTATCACTACAACAACAAAGTAGATATCCTATAGTGATAAAATTAAAATCTAGAATTGGACTTAATATGCAAAAAAATAAACAATACTTAAATAGCATATTACCCAAAAGTTTAGATTACAGTATTGTGTATGATGTAGAGGACGATAACAAATTAATTGCTCAAAGTGTAGAAGTATATAGTGCTCCTAGTACCTTAGCCTTAAAACCTATACAATTAGGAATACCAACTACATTGATTCCAGGTACAGGCCAAACAGGTATTTTTTATGATTATGAAACTAATGAAAACTTTATCGAAGATACGTTAGAGGGCGGTAAAGATTTTAATAGTACTCAATGTTTTTTAAATTATATAAAAGGATGTATAAATGAATAAAGATAATATAATAATATATGTATCTTCTAGAAATAATTATGATATGCTAGAAGGCGAAGTATTAAACAATATTAATACTGAAGGATTTGAGTTTATAAATGTTGATGATCAATCTTGTGATGCTGAAATCGAAAAGGGTAAAACTATTTGCAAAAATCACAATATTGTTTTTCTAGAAAATAAATCTAGAGGTGTTCAAATGGCTACCCAAACATTAGTTGATTTTATTAATGAAAATAGACCTAACTGTAAGTGGATAATATGTTTTCAGCATGATCATTACCCATTAACTAAAGATTTCTTTTGTTCTATAAGTAATCGAATACAAGAAAATTTATTAGACAATTTTGGACTTATAGGATTCAATGTATTAGATAAAGGTAATTACACCGGAGATTCATACAATAGATTTACACAAGGCGAATCACCATTAGGTATGATTGGAATGTGTCATTTATCCATTCATGACAGAACTAGTAGATGGTTATGTCCGAGACAACAAGGTCAGTTATTAAAACAAGATATTTGGAAAACGCCATTTATAGTAGAATTTCCAATGTGGGCATCAGTTGGAATCAATATTGATAAATGGAATAAGGTTATCAAACCTACAACTGATTATCATTTTCACTTATGGTTACCTGATATTGCTATGCAATTTAATTATAAAAATTATCCATGTTTAATATTGCCTGATTTGTATACGTTAAACGATCAACAATTAAAAACAAAATATGGTATAGATCAATCGTCTGCACCGGGAGCAAGAAGAGGTAATGAATATCATTTTGGAAAATATTCTAATTTTGATGCATGGACAGAAAGATGGGGTTGGTACTATGAAGATATAGTAAATGATTTCGAACAAATAAAAGATAATTACAAAGATACATTAATATGGGACTATTATCATCACGATATATCATCCGGCCCATTAAAAAGTTTTAATATATGAAAATATTAGTTACAGGAGCTGCAGGATTAATCGGTAGTCATACAACAGATCTATTAATTGAAGCAGGACATATGGTTGATGGAATTGACGACTTATCATATGGGACTTTAAATAATTTGTCAGATGCTATAAAAAATAAAAATTTTAAATTTATACATGACAAAGTAGAAAATATTGACAAATATAAAACAAAATATGATGTTATATATCATTTTGCATCATTAAAAAAAGCATGGGATGGTAGTGTGTTGTCTGCAGATATATTAGATACAAATTATCATATGACTAAGATTTTAGTTCAACGTTGTTTGCAACATAAAACTAAGTTTATATTTGCATCTACTAGTGATATATACGGTAATTCAAAAACATTTTGCGAAGATGACAACATAACAATGGGTGCTCCTACTAATGTTCGATATTCATATGCTTTATCAAAATGGTATAGTGAACAACACATACTAAATACCTTTCAACAACAAGGATTAGAGTGCACCGTGATACGTATCTTTGGATGTGCTTCTAAACGGTCTTCAACAACATGGAGTGGAGGACATATTCCATTATTTGCTAAATTATCATCTCAAGGTAAAGACATTGTAATACATGGTGATGGATTGCAAACTAGATCAATTTCTCACGCAAATGATATAGCATCTGGCTTTGTAAGTATTTTAAATAATCAACAAACAACAAATGGTGAAATTATAAATTTAGGAACCGATGAACAAACTACAGTAAAATTTACTGCGGAATATATTAATAATTATTTTAAAAATCAATCAGACATAATATTTGTCCCAGCTGAAAAAATATTTGGAAATTATCAAGAAATATTAGTTAGATTTGCTAATATTACAAAGGCAGAAAAATTGCTAGATTATAAAATTAGAAAAAACACAAACGAAGTAATTCAGGAAATTTGTTTAAACATACAAAATAAAAAATGAAAATAGCAGTAATAACACCAGTATATCATTTAGACGGAATCGTACAATTACTTATAAATAAAAGTGACGAGTTATATCTTCGTGAAGAATCATCAAAAGAACAAGTTAGAAATTTACTATTAAAACGTAATATTGATACTATAGTTTGTAATCCAAATCAACAAACATATAAAATTGATGAAGAGCTACTACAAGGAACCAATGTTAACTTAATCAATACATGTTCAACTGGTATGAATCATATCGACGTTGAATATTGTAAGAAACAAAACATTAAAATTTTGTCTTTAACTAAAGATTATGAATTAATTAAACAGTTACCATCAACATCTGAATTAGCATTTGGACTGATGTTGTCATTGTTACGAAGTATACCACAAAGCAAACAACATGTTTCTGAATATAATTGGGACTATATACCATTTATAGGACGAGAAGTTAAATCATTAACAATAGGTATCATTGGTTACGGTCGATTAGGAAAGATGATGTACAATTATTGCAAAGCTTTTGGAGCTAATGTAAAAGTATATGATCCATATAAACGAGATGAAATGGATGATGCATTTTTACTTAATACGTATTGCGAGTTAACAGATATGTTCAAACAATGTGATGTTATATCGTTACACGTTCATGTTACTGATGAAACGAAGTACATAATTAATAAAGAATTACTTGGATATAGTAAAAAATCTCCATATATTATTAATACCAGCAGAGGTGAAATAGTTAACGAAAAAGATATTGTAGAAGCATTGGAAAATAAAGTTATATCAGGTTATGGTGCAGATGTAGTTGAAAATGAATTTGACGACTTACAAGCATCTCCTATTATACAAGCAATGAATCAAGGAGAAAATATAATAGTTACACCACATACTGGTGGAATGACGATCGAAGGTCAAACCAGAGCATATAAATGGGCTATAAATAAATTATGAAGATATTAACAATAATACCAGCAAAAACAGATTCAACTAGATTACCTAAAAAAAATATACAAAAAATTAAAGGTAAAACATTAGTTGAATACTCAATTGAATATGCTAAGCAAAGTAAATACAATCCTGAAATTATGATTTCATCAGAGAGTGATGACGTATTAAAAATAGCATTAGATAACGAAGTAGGGTTTACAGAACGCCCGACTCATTTACTTAAGGATGCAGAGGTAACCGACGTATATATTGACATATTAAAAAATACCACAACTAAATATGATCTAATAGTTTGTTTACAACCTGATCATCCAGATAGAGAACATACTTTTGATTATTGTGTAGATTATATGATAGATAATAACTATGACGATTTGATTACAATTGAGCCATCATTTAAACGGAGTGGATCTGTTAGAATTTTTAAATATGATCATTTACTAAACAGTAATGTTTCAAAAAGAATAGGATGTATAAAAGATGATGCAACCGATATACATTACCAACAAGATTTAGAACGAGCAAAAGAACGACTATGAATATTATAGCAGAAATAGGATGGAACCATATGGGAGATATGGCATTAGCAAAACAAATGATTATTGAAGCTTCGACAAATGGAGCCACACATGCAAAGTTTCAATCATGGTCAGTAAGTAATCTTAAACCTGGAGTATGGGATACTGATGGTCGTCGTGAAATATATGAAAAAGCTCAATTAACATTAGCTGACCATAAATATCTTAAACAGGTATGCGATGATAATAATATCGAATTTATGTCATCCGTATTTTCATTGGAAGATGTTGAGTTATACAAACAAGTAACAACAAAATGTGTAAAAATACCATCATTTGAAAGTAGAAATTATCCACTTATTAAAAAATGTATGGATGTGTTTGATAAAGTATATATATCAATTGGAACTACTACATGGGATGAAGTTAAAGAGTTAGCACGTATTATTGATATTAATAAAACGTGTATAATGCATTGTGTTTCAACATATCCATTACATCCAAAAAATGCAAATATTTTAAAATTAAAAGAATTAAATAAATTATTTAAATGGGTTGGATATTCAGATCATATGCAAGGTGTTGAATCTGCAAAAGTTGCATTAGAATTTGGAATACATGCAATTGAAAAACATTTTACGGTAGATAATGAATTGCCAGGGAGAGACAATAAATTTGCAATACTTCCTAAACAATTAAATGATTTATCTGAATACTTAAAATTACGAAATGATATGATGATTGATAATGGACTAGATTATCAAGATTTTGAGTTAGATTCAAGACTAAATTATACAGGTAGATTCGATGGATAATATTAGCATTATTATAAGAAATAGAAACGAGGCTGAGTTTATAGGATTTGCTATTCAATCTTGTTTAGATCATTTCAAAAAACCAGAAATTATAATAGTAGATAATAAATCTACTGATGATTCATTAGAAATTGTCAATTTATTTAAAGATCGAACTACAATTAAAATTATATCAATTGACGACTATACGCCTGGCAAATCAATTAATATGGGTGTTAAACAATGTTCTAATGATTATATTTTAGTATTGTCAGCTCATGCTCAGATTACTAACATGAATCTTGAACGAGTTGTAATGCATTTTAAAAACAGAAATGTAGCAGTATTTGGAAATCAAATTCCTATATATAAAGGCAAAAAAATATCGAAAAGATATATATGGAGTCATTTTTCTGAAGAAGAAACATTGGATATGTATTCGGAAATAGAACAACGTTATTTTCTTCACAATGCATTTTGTTTTTATGAAAAAGCTGTTTTAGTTAATAATCCAATGCCAGAACAATATCCAGGCAAAGAAGATAGATATTGGGCAAAAGATATGATAGATAAACATCAGCATTATATTTACGAACCATCTATATCAGTTAATCATTTTTATACTGGTAATGGAGCAACTTGGAAGGGAATAGGATGAATATATTAGCAGTATTAGTTAACTATGGTAACGAACAATTAAATTATTTACAACAAGTTGTTACTGAGTTAAAGGGATTTCAAAAATATAATGTAACCGTTATAGTTAATTCTAATATCCCATTAAATCAGATTAACGGTATTGATAATTTAAATGTAATAAAACTAAACGATTACCAACTATTACCATTAACATGTAGAAAGGTAATATGGGATTATAGGAATAATTTTGATATTTTTATGTTTGGGGAAAATGATCATTTATTTAAAGAGCATCATGTAGACAAGTATTTAGAATATAATAAAATCTTACCAAAAGATAGGATAACCGGATTAATACAATACGAAGAAAATGAAACAGGTAAATATTATCCAGCATATCACGCTCATTACAAATGGGATAGTAACAGTGTAGAAGAATATGATAATAAAAAGTTTGCACATTTTACTAATATACATCAAGCTACATTTATATTAACAAAAGAACAGTTATTAGATATAGGAAATAAATATGATTTTACTAAATTTTTTGGACCATCACAATATAGTGTAAAATGTAAAGTAAATACAGATATATATCAATTCTGTGATATGAAAAAATTAATTTGTATAAGTGAATTTGAAGATAATCTAATTCATCATTTACCTAATATATATATTAATGGTATAAATGGAAGAGCAAAATTAGGACATAGTCATACACATATGTTAAATTCAATTAAGGAAATATTATGATAAATTTAGAAGAAAAAGTAAATCAATTATATAATACTAAATCTGATATTAATGAGCATCTCCCAACAATAATAAGATATGGACAAGAATGTGATCATATTACTGAAATGGGAGTTCGTAGTATTTTATCTACATGGGGTTGGTTAGCAGCTGCTCCTAAGAAAAAATTAATTTCATATGATTTACAAAATCCAAGTAACTGGGGTGGCAATATTAATGATGTTGAGGAAACTGCAAAAGCATATGGCATAGACTTTGAGTTTATTGAAGCTGATGTTTTGAAGATTGATATTGAAGAAACTGATTTACTATTCATTGATACATGGCATCATTATAATCAATTAACCGCTGAATTAAAAAAACATTCCGATAAGGTAAAAAAATACATATGTTTCCATGACACAACTTCATATGAACATCATAGCGAACCAACTACTTCAGAAAATTCATATTCAGATGAATTAATATGGGAAAAGGGTCTATGGGATGCTGTTACTGAATTTTTAGATACAAACGCAGATACATGGAAATTAAAAGAACGATTTACTAACAATAATGGCTTTACAATTATAGAACGTATTAAATGAAAATAATTTATAGAATATCGGATGCTGGTTATAAGAAAGAGAAACCAAATTATATAGACAATGAAACATGTTTAGTAAATGCATCAACAAAATTTGAACGAGAAGATTGGTTAGTTATTGCTGATAATTGTAGTGATGAAACTATGAAGATGGTGAAAGCAGTAACAACGTCTTTTCATTTAGGCGATAGTAAAGTTAAATCTGTTTCGGTGGGACATGGAGCTGGTACATTTAATTTGGCATTAGACGAAGCTTTAAAATATGATGATGATGACATAGTTTATTTTATTGAAAATGATTATATACACAAACCAGAGTCTGTAAAGATAATGCAAGAAGGATTTGCGTTAGGAGCATCATTTGTAGCATTATATGATCATCCAGATAAATATCTTGATCCAAGCAAAGGAGGTAATCCATATTGCCAAGGCGGTGGTGAAGATACGAGAGTATATCTAACTAACAGTTGTCATTGGAAAATAACCAATAGCACAACTATGACGTTTGCTGCAAAAGTATCTACATTGAAACGAGTAGAAGCAACATTGAGAAAACATACGTCAGGAACACACCCAGATGATTTTCAAATGTTTTTAGAGTTAAGACAGCAAGGGGAGTTGTTAATAACACCATTACCAGGTTATGCTACACATGGAGAGACAGCTTGGCTATCACCACTAACCAATTGGGAAGCATATACGTTATGATATCAGTAATAATACCAACATATAAATCTCCAGAGTATTTAGACTTATGTTTAGAGTCTGCGATAAAAGGACAACAGAATAAAAATCAAATTATAGTTGTAGTCGATGGACATTATGATATAAATAATGAAGTATTAAATAAGCATAGTGAACATATTGACATTCTCAATATAGAACAAAACGTTGGTTTATGTAAGGGAACTAACTTAGGCGTAATGAATGCCCGCTATGACAAAGTGTTAATTGTTAATGATGACAATGTGTTTCCTACAGAGTGGGACATTATTTTACAGTTAAATTGGGTATCTGGAGCTATAATTTCTCCTAATCAAATTGAACCATTCCCTAGTATGTTTTCCCAATTCCATATTAATGATCTGGGAAAAACTGTAGATGAATTTAACTTGAATAAATTTTGGGAATATGAAAAATATATATCTAAAGAAAAACAAGATGGTTTTGGTTCAACATTACCAATATTCATGTCTAAGCTAGACTATTTAAAAATTGGCGGATGGGATGAAAACTATCAATTGGGAATGGTAGCAGATTGGGATTTCTTTTTAAAAGCAAATTTAAATAGTTTAGCTCTAATTCGATTATATAATCTACATTTCTATCACTTTGCTTCAGCATCAACTAATGGTGAATCACGAATAAAGGCTGAACGGTCTGGCCATGAATATGCTAAATATAAATGGGGCGGATATATACAACACGATCCCGAATCAAATAAAAAATTTATAGATTAATTTTAAACGATACATATTTATTATTAAAGGATTAAATATGTTATTAAAAATAGGCTCAAAAGGGTCGTTAGTCAAAGAATTACAGCGAGCATTGGGCATAACAGACGATGGAATATTTGGTAAAGGGACTGAATCCACAGTCAAAAAATTTCAAAAAGATAATAATTTAACTGCTGATGGGGTAGTAGGATCTAAAACATGGGAAGTTATAGGTATTGATACTGACAACGAAATTTCCGCACAAGAATCAGAATATACAACTAAAGATGGATTAACAATCGATCGACAATATCTAGATAAAGATGAGTACGTTAGAGATTATGGCAAAATAGAACCTTTAGGATTCTTTATACATCATACAGCAGGTTGGGATAATCCTTTTAACACTGTGAGTAATTGGAATAGAGATAAGAGAGGTAGAGTTGCTACTCAGTACTGTATCGGTGGAACAAACGTTAAAGGTAAGGAAGCTAAATATGATGGTGTAGTTGTAGAATGTTTTCCTAACAACTACTTAGGATGGCACCTAGGTAAAGTAGGCAATTTCCAAATTTCTAAGATGTCTGGTGGTGTTGAGCTTAATAACTTTGGATACCTCAAAAAGAAAGGCGACAAATATTATACATATGTAAATACAGAAGTTCAGCCGGAGTTTGTTTGCGACTTAGGTTATAAGTTTAGAGGACACCAATATTGGCACGCATATTCAAATAAACAAATTGAGAGTTTACGGCTCTTGATTCTTCACCTACGTGATATTTATCCTAAAATGGATTTGGTAAATGGATTACCAAAACTATTAAAAGAAGGAGTTGCCCCAGCAGATGCATTTGAATTTAACTCAGACGCATATAATGCTAAGCAATTTGGACTATGGACACACACTAATGTTCGTAAAGATAAGTTCGATTGTTTTCCGCAACTAGAACTAGTAGAAATGTTAAAACAATTATAAATTATAAACAAAAAAAAAGGTTTTATATTATGAACAAGTTACTTTTAAACATTAAAGGAAAACTTATGGCGTTTGGTAATATCTTTAAAGACGACAATGATATCAACGAAAAAAGTGTAGTTGGATTTGCTTCATTTGCAGTAATGGTAATATTTGCAGTAGCAGATGTCGTTACTGGATGGGGTGGGGGTGATTTAGTAATTAATGAATTTATATACAATTCATTTTTATGGATTACATTAGGAAGTTTCGGAATTGCAGAAGCTGGTAAAATATTCAAATCAAACAACACAGAACAATAAGGCATGAAACAGTTTTTATTATTACTACTAAGTGTTATACCATTTATTAATTTTGCACAATCACCTTGCAGTTTTGATAGCACTAATGCATTTCAACAATGTATCAACGGAGGAAGTCAAACACTTATTATATATGAGTGGTGGAATGACACTACTAATTGCAGTGAAGATGTTGTTTCTATAGAATATTCAAACTCT